GATAAATCACTATCATAATCTTTTGGAAATATATCTAAAAGACTTTTAGCTATTTCAGGCTTTAACATTGCACCCTTCATATGCTTTACATACGGAGTGCCGATTTTTGTTTCAACAAATTCTTTTATTCCCTGCCCTGTCATTACTACCACCTCATTCCAAGATATATTCTGCTTAATGGGAGTGCTTAATTACTGCATAAATGAAGAGCCTGATGAAGTTCTTTAACTTCTTCACTTAGTCCGTCAATACGGTGATGTGCTGACTTTACGCTTTCGTCCATTCTACCAAATTTTTCAGTAAGTTCACGCTGAAAAACATCATAGTCGGACTGCTTTTTCTTTATATCATCAATACCTGATTTTATATAGCCGATTTCATTGAGAATAATACCTTCTTCTCTATTGTCTTGACGTGAGTTACGTCTTACCGTAGATATTCCAAAAAGTATTGAAAATAATGTGCCTGCTATACTGATGATAACAGCTATTGTTGATAAAGGCATAAAGATACACTCCTTTCTTTGCTTATTCACCTAAATTATAACATTAGAGAACCTAATTGTAAAGTAGTTTAGCATAAATACTTTAAATCAAGTTCTCTAATTCGTTAGACTTTATTTTCTTAGTAAGCTATTCAGATAAATTATTAATTTGTGCAACTAACTCTTTGTAGTCATCATCTGTTAAACCGCCTGACAAAACAAGTACATCAAATTTTTCAAGCATTTTTTCTTTACTCATTTTTCCAACGGCTACAATTTTCTTGCACAATCCATATGAACGTCCGTGTTCCATATTTAGCACCTCCTATTCCGTTATCCCCATTTCCAACATTGACAATCGCACATCAACATCAAGCATAAACTCGTCCGTATATTCAGGCAAAGACGCTTCATATGCTTCTTTACTGCCATACTTGACTATTTCGGCTAATTCAGTATATGGGTCATCTGTGCGTAACACTATCCCCTCTGCCCATTTATATGGGTTGTCCAATTCTTCTACATTCTGAACACTTAACAATTTATGCTTGTCAACATAATTTGTTTTAAAACCGTTTACTTCTTCCTCGTCCAAGAAATACTCAAGTGTTAGGTCAAAGTTATCTGGATTATCAAAACCTTCGTCCAAAAATTTTACTGACTTTAACGTTTTCAAAGTCACTATATAATTTACACACTGTACTATATTGTTAGGTGTAATTCTAAAAAATTCACTTATATTCATAGTCTTCCTCCATATTAACTTACGCTTCTAAATGACGGTTCTGCCATTCCCGAAACTGTCTTAGTATCTGTTGTTGACGTGCCCGTACCATTTGTGCCTATCCAAGTTGATTGATTTGTATAGCAAGCCTCAAAGAAACAATAATTTTTCAATGTAGCCAAACTCG